CTCAGAGAAAATATTAAGCAATCTATCGCAGACACGCTAAATGAATCGATCAACCCGGACGGCACTCTAAATGTTCGGGATGTTGTTAATACGCTCCGCACAATGGAACGTAACGCCGAATCAGAAGGTATTACTCTAGAATTATCGTACGTCGATCGTAAGATTATTCTTCACTATATCGAACGCAAAACATCGAATAAAGGTGCAGCTGCAGTCTTTATGCAGAAACTTTGTGACTACGCAGACATAATTCGTCGTCCAATCGTTCTGGATGTTGAAGTTCAAAATAAACAAACAGGCGAAGTTGATGGTAATGTTCAAGCAGCTCTAATTCGTTATTATGCGCGTTTTGGATTTAAACTAGCACCTTCCATGAAAATGGATCATTCAATTGGCGCTTATATTAACAGTGGTTTCGGCTTTGGCATGATTCGCCAACCTAAGGCATAGGCTTCATGGATTATTCACCTGATAGATGGATTATCGTAAAAGTTACAACACCAACACAGATAATATATAAGGTTCTTGCTGGATGGTGGGGCGGTTATCTTGGGAGTGATCGCTGGAGACTTAATAGTGGTATTAAATCGTCGTCTTTTAAAGATGGTGTGTTTTATTTTCACAGTAATACTGGGTCAGTTTACACTTGCCATCAAGAAAGATACGGCATGACTGGTTTAATGATGTCTGTTTACAGTTCGATGTGTGATGCTATCGAGGAACAAGGTGAAGATATGGTTCTTGAACTCATCGATGAAAATGATCCATTCTTTGATACTATTGACGGATATGGCTCGCAAGTATAAACAAGGTCACTATACACCAAAGAATCCAGAAAAATGCATGAATTCTGGTGTGCTTACTTATAGATCTAGCTGGGAACTTCATGTCTTTGAATTCTTGGATAGATCTAACTCCATCATTAAATGGGGATCTGAAGTCGTGCAGATACCTTATCTAAGTTCAGTTAAGGGTCGAATGGCTAGGTATTTCCCAGACATATTTGTCCAGTATAAGAACAAACACGGTGAAATTATAACAGAGATTATCGAGATTAAACCGTCTGCCGAAACCAAGAAGCCCAAGATGAGTCGGAATAAGTCAACGAATGACTACAATACTCTGACGTATATCACGAATATGGAGAAATGGGCTGCGGCTGAAAAATACTGCCAGGAGAGAAATATTAAATTCCGTCTCCTAACAGAAAATCAATTGTTTGCAGGTTAACCGAAGTAAACACCCCAATAGTCGATATTACCATCAGTCATTTCTTCGATCTCTTGAAGAAGATCCGTCTTATCTTGTGTGCCTTCTTGGATTAGCTCAGAGCCTGGCAGGGAGATAACGCCGCTAGGGCCTGGAATAGACCCACCAAATTTACGATAAGCGTTGCCTAGAATAATCTTAGATTCAGCCAGAGTCCAACGAACAATCCAATCAATATCCGAATATTCATCGTCGGTTAAATCTTCATAAACCTCAACAAACCATGTTTCGTTTTGTTGCGGGGTGTTAAAGAATGTAATCTCATGTCTGAATTTGTCGATCTGAAAATCAACATCGGTCGCAGTGTATAGTGACATTTCTTTCATTCTGCTAGCCAGAAGAGTATATTCAAGCATTGCGATGCCTGTGCAGCTTTGGTTAACTGCAGTTGGGAGCATGTCGATAATAGCATTCTGTGTGAAAACGTCCTGCGTTCCCGCAAAACCAGATAAGGCTCCAGGCCTAATAACTTTAACACCATCAGTAATGTTGTCTGGAATCGTGTATGTATCAATACCTTTAGAAACGTCAATCGCCATCCATTTTCTGCGATATGTATTATGAGCTTTTTGTTTGAATGTTCTTATTGCGGACTTAAATGCAATAGCGACATCCTCGGTGCTCAACTCAATATCAACCAGATTTCCGCCTAACCTAATTAATATTTCACTATATAATTCAACAAATGTCATATTATCACCTTTTAAAAATGTTTAGTTGGATCATTCAAGAAGTCAAATTGTGCATCTTGAATATATCTAACTGATGTTGATGTTGGGGGAGTTGTTTGGTCTGCGTTGACATCAGTCGTTGGAACATATGATGCGTAATCGACATCGGCCTCATCCATAAGGGTCGAGAATACAGATTCACTATCACTATTAATAGTAAGATCTCGAGTTGCTCTGGATTTAGTTACAGGTATAGCTGTTAACGTGAATATGTATTCTTCATAAGATCGTTTATCATCAACGTCAACAATCTCCCATACAGAATAACCTGGCGAGGTTTCAAAGAATGGTATCTCAAACACATCACCAATAACAGGCTTTCTGCCCAATAGATTACAATCATCTACATGAACAATGTATTCAACTTCAGCTGTCATCGGGTTGACTAAACCGAATCGGGAGAAATCGGTCTTCATATGCGTGCGCGGATCAAATGCAACAGGGATAGCAACATAATCTTTAGCGTATGAGCGATTGGCGATTTCATAGAACACTTTATCTTTAAAAGATGTGGTGGATAATTTCGCGGCGTCTTTATCGCCCTGAAATAAAAAGAATCTAGCTTCCTTAAATGTCAGACCTAAAGCCTCATATGACAATTTGCGTTGCAGCGTTCGCGTCTTGTTGCCGTAAACGCCAATCTTACCTACTCGCGCGACATTAGCCATTTATCTCTCCCGCGATACATTCTTTAACGTATGCCTTAATCTTGGTCTGCTTTGTAACATCTCGCACTCGATCAGTCTGCTCTTTGGCAACTGCAGATCTCATCGAATACATTTCCTTGGTCGCATTACCTATTCTATCAATAATATACTTGCGATGCTCTTTTCTGTACTTTTGGATTGGAACAATATCATATTGATCGACAATGTTTGGTTTTAATAATAGCGTCACTTTCTTATCTTTCTTACCTATTAAACCATATCCATTATCAACAAAACCAACATACCCAAGCTTTTTCATAATCTTAGCCCAGAATTCATCGCCATGTGTTCCATAGTTATCTGCGATATCTTTGGTTATATTCCAAAAACTTTCAAATGGAAATCTCATTCTAGGATCCATCTTAACTTTATCGACCGACTGTTTAACGAATTCTGGTGTGTATAACTCATTTAAACGCGCAATATCATTAGATAAGTCATCGCCTGTATAATCTCTAAGGTCTCTGATAACTTGTCCATTAGAGATTATTTTCTTCAGTCGGAACACATGTGCGTACATTCTGTCAGTACTAACATGTCGACCGATAACATCCTTAATATCATAACACTCGAAGCCTTTGGGATGTTTTAGCTGGCCGTTGATAATTCCACTCATCTCAAATTTATCGTCGTCTGAAAAAGAAATGAGTATATCCATGCGGCCATAGTAAAGCATCCTAAGTTCAGAAACATCCATCCAAGATGCAGGATCTGATTCTTGAAGTAATAATTGCTCGAATGTTCGCATAGTTCGCTCCGTTAAATACTAATATATTTACAAATACTCTAGGTAGAGGATAAACGATGGAATTGTACCCGTTCACAGCAGGTAACCAGATTAAGACGTATATCAGTCAAATTATGCGCGTATTCTCCGGATTTCAATATGATAAAGGTGACGGCACTTTGGGGCGGATACCTTTAGTTTACGGCGGTATGCAACGGGTTGTTGCTGGTGTTTTATCTAGTACTGGCAATATTCACCAAGCGCAACGGGCTCCCATAATGGCACTTAACATGTCTGGGATTGAGCTCTTGGCTGAGGGTAAACGTTCACCACTTCATGAGGAATACGTCCCCAATCTTGCCGTAGATCCCACAGCAAGAACTGCAGCATCTAGAATTATCGGGCCAAGCTTTCAATTAGGAATTGAGCTCGGCGTGTATGCATCATCGATTACCGAATTGTTCGAGATTGTCGAACAAATCCTGTTAATCTTTAATCCTCGTGTTACAATTAACGTGGATACAACAGTTGCGTCTGGTGCTTACCTAACTGAAATCTCATTGGTCTCAATCGAGCCTGAAATTAGCTACCCATTAGGTCAAGATGCAAGCGTCGCCATGATAACGTTAAACTTCTCAGTGCCTATTAGACTTCGATATCCGCACGGAAACGATGACATCATCATTAAATCTATCACCTCGAACGTTATGTCAAGCGATGGTGGGGAAGTCGATTTAACGGGTAAAATTGAAACAAAAGGACCTTAATCATGGCAACAATTAAAAGCTTTTCCGCATTATTAGACCGCTCCAGGGTCATTGACAACTTCTACTGTCGTTTCTTTAAATTGCCAGAAAACGTTGGCAACGTAATGGGTCGCCAGGTTAAATCAGTGACTAGACCCGAGATTTCATTCGATATAGATCCAGTCACCTTTAAAAAGTTTAGTTACCAACACCCAGGTCGAGTTACATTCAGTCCGGTTCTATTTGAGTTCTTTGATGACGAAAACTCTGTGCTGAGCAGTCTGTTATATGTTCAAGTTATGCGACAATTAAATCGATATAAAGATCTAATGAACATCCCCCCTGATCGTCTGGATCCAGCTGAACGAGACTATCGTTTCGATGTCCAAGTCGATCTATATAACTCAAATAGAGTAGTAACAGAGAGCTTTATTTTGCATAACTGTTATATCAGCTCTATATCCCACCAGCAACCTGAAATCGTTGATGATGGAATCACGACGATTACTGTCGAATTGACCTACCATAACGTTAGTTACAAGATTGTTGACTCGTATGTTAAAATGCTTGAGGATAGTTCCCCGAGCACTTAATTAATCTTTTGTGTGAGGATATTCCAAGAAATACCCTCACACCCGTTTAGCCGGCTTCTCCGCGATCCAGTTCCCCATAAACCAATACCCTTTGCTTCTGTAAGATAAATCAGACAAAATTCGTTTGGCTCTATGTGCTTGAATTCCGTGATCTTTTATGTACTCACTTAGCACCTCAATGGGGATTTGCATTCGTTGTGCCATTTCATCTAACGTTTTTTGTTCTAGAATTAATTCAGACAACAAAGCTATATCGATATTATATGATCGCTTAACATGTTTCTGCGCCCCCGCATCATCAGATTGAACTTTATCCACTTCTGATAGACTGGATTGAATCTTTTTCATCTTTGGCGGTTTGACAATGTTATTTCGCTTCAGATGTCTGCTGATTGTTGTACGATTAACTCCATGTTTGGCCGCAGCCTCGGATACCGGCATCCCGGCCAACACATCTTGAACTGCCAATAATGTCTGGTTCTTAGCCATAATACTTCCCTTTATACTCGACTGAAGAAAACTACATCGATGTAGTAGCATGCGCTTAAAACTAAAATTGCACCTAACCACGCGTATAATCGTCTAAGTATCATATTAAATTCCTTATATTTTCTGTTAATACTAATATTATATTACATTTCGATGCAAAAAGTCAAGTAAAAAATAAAAGACCCATTACGGGTCTTTTAAGCGATTGATTTATATTATTCAGAGTTACTTGTACTTCTGGTCGTGTTCCTTATGGTTGCCATATGAGCCATCATACATATGTAATGTTTCTGCAGTAAAGCAAATATATTGTGCAACACGAGTCCCTGGCTTAATTTTCATAGTACCATTAACGTGCATCGCACCTGCCATAACACCACCTGTATACTCTTCATCTTTAAATCCGTATCCAGAATCGTATAGTCCTGATGTGATAAAGACTCCATTGCGATTTAGTGTTGAACGAGTAACTACAAAACCCGCTTCACCATGCGCAACGCCAATCTCATTTTCCATAACCACTTCATAAGATCCAGGTTCAAGGTGCCAGTATCCATCTTCACCAACTTCAACAAGCGCAGACTTGCGATGTGTTTTTGATTCTTCATCGATAATGAAGATCGAATCATCGACAATTCGGCGAACTTGCTTTAAACGGAGGTCCACTGCATTCGGTTGCGGATCATTTGGTTGAACATTGGTTAAAATTGATTTAGATGTTTCGCCTGCGATATTAATCATGCCCATTTTTATTCTCCTAAAATTCGTTTAACTGCTGATGATGGACGTTCAAAGTGCCAGATCGGATTAGTGTTTAGTGTTGTTTTAGTTGATAAGTATTTGCCAATCTCCAGAGATTTATCGAAATCAATCACCAATTGGCCTTGATTCGCTGAGTGTTC